TTGGCTTATCTTTCGATTTAGCGTCCCAGCAATTCACCCGATGTTTACTCATATATCACTACATGAGGGGGCAGTTAACTTTACCCTCGGCGTCCGTGTCTTCTTGCATGGCCTTGATCTCGTCCGGGCTGGCCGTCTTCCAAAACATATCTTCACTGGGCGACCGGAACCACTTGATGAACGTGTCGGTCATAAACCGAGCATCGTCCTTGACGTTGCTTCCGCATTGCTCCTGCACCCAGAGCGGTTGGGCCATTGCCGGAAGCCCCTTCACCCACGATGCTGGCTTGTAATCGCCCTTGATCCTGGCGGTGTTGTCCATCGCGTTATATACAGCGACATCGTTGGAAGTGACCGGAATGTTATTGAGCGGCTGGTTGAACTCCCCGCGGAGCTTCCGCACCTGGGAGGCGGCAGCGTCGATCTGGTCTGCCTTCTCCATCGTGACTTGGGCCTCGTCGGCCAATCGCTGGAAGGTCTCCATCTCGCCTTGCTCAACGGCCGTCTGGGCCTGGTCAAGCAACGCGCTAGCTTGATTCCTCAGTTCTTTCGTATCCAAAGTCAGTATCTCCTTATCGGTTTATTTGCAATTCAAGGCGCATCCGGGCAAGGCGTAACCGTTGATTAGCCGTGTCCGAGGCGGTTACTAAGACCGTGTCAGAGGCGGTATCAACTGGATCGTCTATCATGGACTCGCCGGTGGCTGGTTCAAACAGGATGCCGTCGTGGGCGCGACAGAAAGCCTTTGCTTCGGCCTCTGTCCATTCCTCGACTGGCAGCCGGTAAGACCTCGACTGGCAGCCGGTAAGACGTAAGTGACCACTCGCCGGACTCCGCATGGCGCCCGAAAAGTATCTCGATCGATTTGCCGTCAAAGTCTCCATCCTCGATAGTCTCAGAGGAGGTCCGGAAGCGGTCGAACGCATCCGGGTCCAGGATTCGGCAAGCGTGGAAGTTGGGATAGGGTTTGACCTCCGGGTCCGGGACCGTGTATTCGTTCCCCTCGGCGACTACCTCATACCGGGCGTGAGTCCGGCAGGGCATAAAAACGTCTTCCCCTTCAACCATCATCGAATGGGATCCTGAGCATCCGAGTTCGGTCGCCCTGGCCTCGGCTTCCTCCCTGGTCGCGTAGGTATTCGGAGCCTTCAAAGCCTTGGCCGCTATGGTCGATGTAGACGGGGAAGCCCCGCGGATAACCGCTGAGACCTCCACCCAATCCAGGTCAAGGATGCGCCTGGTGGTCTGCTTGCCTGCCCGGTCATAGACGACCGCATCGCCAGCGGGGAGGTTAAAACCTACGCTCCATTCCCGGATATACTCGCCGGCGATGTTTGAATAGATCTCTTGACCGGCTTGGGTATCCATGTTCATCTGCATTCGGGTGTATAACCGATGCTCGTCCCCGGCGCCGTTCTTTTCAGGCTGGGCGAATACTACCTTGCCGACCAGCTTGGATTGGTCGTGTCCCGCCAAGACCGGGATGGGGAGATTGGACCGGATGCTGGCGTCGAAGGCAGCCGGGTCGATGATGTCCCCATCGGCGTCCCGGATCCCCATCGTGTTCACATATGCCTCGACGATGCCGGCCTTATCGTCTAAGACCTTAGCATCCGAGATGATAAATTTGTTAATCATACGGTCTCCTCCGGCTTGTAATTCCGCGGCATCGGCTGCCAGTTCAGCGTCCCGTTGGGATGGTCGTCAATGTTGTTGGCGTCCTCGACCGTGTAAATCTGGCCGTTACGCTCGGCGCACGTCCGACCGTATGGGTCGCCAGGGTCCACATAGTCATCGTCCGGATCGCCGTCTACATCGTCGGCGCGGACGTAGGCGAATCCCTGCTCCTTGTAGAAGCCCACTGAGGTCTGGTTCTGGGTTCGCATCATCTCGGTTCTGGCGATCAGGCGGGAGCGGTTCTCGGTCTCGGTCAGGATCGAGCGGAGACCTGGGAACTTGTCATTCGGCACTCCTCTCGCCAATTGCTCGATAGAATAGCCACGCTCAAGAGCGGTCGCCACCCCGCGGCGGATGGCTTCGTTGGTCGTCCGGTGGATCATCGTGGCCCTAGTCGGTGCCTGGACGAGTACCGATTGAACCAATGGCAATTTCTCAGACCAATCTAGCGTCCCTGCTAGCCCGTTGGCATTGATGGCGTCCACCGTCTTCTTAGACATCCGAAGCGTTGCCCGCTCAATGATCGCCTGGAGGTTTTGAATCTCGCCCGGTGGCATCAGCTCGTCGGCACCGAATGGGAAGGTCTTGGACTCGGCGGCGCCGCGCTCCATGTACCGCCCGAGGATGCCGTCCACCCGGTTCCGGAGTCCCCGGAAGTGACGCTGGACTTGCTTCGCCATCCGGTCGGTTTCCTCTTCCCGGTCCTCCAGGAGTTGGCGACGTAACAGTCCGGCCCTTCTCGCTACCCTCGGAGCCTTCAATGCTGGGACTTCTTCCTTGACCGTCCCGACCAGCAAGGACTCCTCCACCGGAGCGGCTCCAACGGCGACCGGGGCTAATGCCCCCTCGGCCACCTCAAATATCGCTGCCGGTATTCTCCGGACCGCGCCATCGGCGACGGCTTCCAGGCCGAGTTGTTCTCTGGCCTCATTCAGGGTCAGGATGCCGCCGGCGAATAAGCCGGTTACCTTGGAGGTCATCGCCTCCCGGTCATCAAGTCCGGACCGCATCTCGGCCCAGTCCACCGTCAAGGTCTCGTTGCCGGCATATTCTTCAAACATGTTGCGATTAAAATGCCGGAGGATGCGGTTGACCATCGGCTCCAAAGTCTCGGAGTGGAAGGCCATCCTGGCTTCCCGGTAGTTGGAGTAGGTCGAGCGCTGCAATCCTACGTTGGCCCCGACCAGGATGGCCGGGACGCCGAAGACGGCGCATATGCGGGACTCGGTCAGGTCGTGGAGTTCGGGGAGCGCCATGTCCTTCGGGGAGTTCGCCATCGGTTGGTAGTCCGCATCCTCGTCCAGGATCGCCACCCGGTGGAAGTTGTTCCGCCCTCCGAACTGACTGCGCCATCTGGCCCGTATGACTGACGCTTCCTCTTGGGTTTGCAGGCGTCGTTTGATCTTGAGAAGTCCGGAAGGAACCCCGGCATTCTGAAAATAAACCTTCGCGAAGTCGGTCATGTTCAAGTCAAGATTGACGTTACGGGCTAGGACTTGCAGAGGTGATAGTCCGTAGAGGTCGCCGCCGGGATTCGGCAGAGCGAGATGACAGATGTCTTCTCTTGGTATGCCGTAGTCCTTGCCGCCGACCTCGTAGATATACCCCTCGGCGCCGTGGTCACCACCGATGATCCGAATCCTGTCTGGTCGGAGGTGGTACAAGGCGGATACCTTGCCGGAGCGGTTGCGCTCCTTGAGGGTGTAGCTATTCCCGGCCACCATCAGATAGGTGACCATATTCTCGATGAACGAATACCAGTCCGAGTTCGGGCTGGGTCTAGAGGTTAGGTCGTAGAGGAGGCCGGAGGTTATCTCGACGGCGCCGCCATCGGTGGCGGGAGCCTGGACGTAATACCGGGGAGAGGCCGCTGAGACCGCTAGCTCGCGGATGCAAGCGTGGACGATCTCGCTCTTGCCGTAGCCCTCAGTTGCGAAGGACTCAAAGGATGCGTCTGGATAGGTCGCTTGGCCAACATCGTAGTTGAGCGGGACGGCGACTGCTACGTCTTCTTGCTTTCGAAGGAAGTCCCAGAACGCCAAAGTGACCTCCACCGGCTTCGGGCTTTCGCCTCGGACACTTGCCGGAAATGGTCACTGGTTGCAAACCCTAGCACATTAATAGGCAAAAGAAAAGCCCCGGCGGTTGGCCGGGGCTGGGTGGCTGGGGAGCTTATCGAGCCTAGCCGACGCAGGGAAAGAACTTAAATTCTTCTTCTATCCAACCTGGGTTCGTTTCGTCCCCAGTATCCAGAAGTTCCTCGAACATCTTGGCGACGTTCTCATAAGTCTCTTTGCCGTTATTGAATGAGTTCTTAGCTTTGCCGAGGTCTTTGCACCCTGCCTTGTGAACATCTATTCCGGTCTGTGTTCCGATTAACGCTGTGATAGCCATCTCGGTTCCTCCTCTTACTTACTATATATATTATAGTGGAGTCCCGTATAAATAGCAAGTGTTTTCACGACCAATATGGCAGATTGGCATAAACTCGTTAGCCTGCGGAGCGGCCATTCTTGTCCTTCCGGTTCCTGTACCATTCGGACCATATCCATGGGCGGTATGGCTCGACCCGATTGCCGGGCCCGGTGCAATACATCAGCCCGTCCTCGTAACGGTAGCTCAGATGGCGACCGTCCTGGAGGAGCGTATAGGTGACGCCAGGAGTGGCGAAGGCGTTCCGCTTGGCCCACCTCCGGCCAGCCGCCCAATCCTTGCTCTTAACGCTGACTCTAGGCATAGACCTTTTTTATTTCCAATTCCTCCCA